ATGAGTGGTAACTCCAACAATGCAACTCCAACTGAATTCGCAGTTGTTGGTTACATAACTCGTGGAAACATGGGTACTGATCAGATGGTTCCTCCTAAGGGTACTACAGGTCAGCGTCCAGCAGTTCCAATTCTTGGTGGTCTAAGATTTAACACATCACTTGGTGCATTCGAGTCTTATAACGGTTCTGTTTGGGTTCCACTAGGTGGTCTTCAGAACGTTGATGTAACTACTACATACAGTGCTGGTTCATTCCAGACATGCTGGTGTAACACAACTGGTGGTGGATTTACAGTTACCCTACCTGGATCTCCAGCTAAAGGTGACATAATCCGATTCTTTGATGTTGCTAACACATTTGATTCTAACAACTTGACAATTGCTCGTGGTGGTAAACCAATCATGGGTGATGCTGCAGACATGACTGTATCCACTGAAGGTGCTGCGTTTGATTTAATCTTCTACGATAACTCCTCAGGTTGGAGACTATTCACAGTCTAATAACCTACATCAGGGGGATTCATTGGAATCCCCCACTGTTTTATAAATACATACATACTTGGTTTAACAAATGGCAACCTATTCAAGTTATAAAAAAATATCTGGAGCAAGTCTCACTAACGAAAGCGTCACTGATGCTAAGTTGGAGCCAACTGCCTTTAAAAACTATGATGTAAAATGGATTCGTGGTTGCTTGGGTTCAGAAACTCCAGGTTGCTGTTGTCTTTGGACAGTCCCAACGGGTGTAACAAGAGTTACATTTGAGTTATGGGGTGCTGGAGGTAACGGACACGGTTTATGTGTTAACAACAGATGTCAACACTATGCAGGTGCTCAAGGTGGTTACTACAATACTAAAACTATTAGTACTGTAGCTGGTTGTCAATACACTGTCTGTGCTGCAGGAGTTTATCCTTGTCAGTCAGTTGAATGTTATGCTTGTCATGGTTGTAGTACATATGTTAATGGTTATAACCTTTCTAACTTCTGTGCTTTAGGTGGTAAAGGAGGTTGTGCCAACGGTAGTTGGAACACCATGTGCTTCTCTGATTGGGCAAGATGTTGTACATCTCCTAGTGGTAGTCATTGGGGTGGTGAATTCTCAATGGGTACACACGCAGGAGGATTCTCTGGTTCATTCAACTGTCACTGTTATCGTCATACAGAATGTTCCTCAGGTGCTCCATTCTTAACGGGTGGTAACTTTGTTACTAACGAACTAACTGAGTGTTGGATGCGTTGTGGTTGCCATAACGTACCTTATGGATCAGGTGGACAGGGTGGTATGACTACATATTGCGGTAGTAACTGTTGCGGAAGAGGAACCACTGGTGGTTCTGGTGTTGTTAAGATTACTTTCTTCTAAAGGACTTACATAAAAAAATGGCAAATTATTCAAGTTATAAAAAAGTAGATGGTTCATCTCTTCAAGCTGCATCGTTAGATTCAACTAAGTTTGATCCAACTGCAAGAAAAACTTTTGGTGTTAAGTGGGTCTTTGGTAGTCCTAACTCTTGTTCAAATGGTTGCTGTTGTCTTTGGACAATCCCTGCTGGTGTAACTAAAGTACAGTGGGAAATCTGGGGATCAGGTGGATCAGGTGCTGGTGCATGTTCTACAAGTAGATGTCACCATTATAAAGGTGCAGGTGGTGGATATTATAATAACCAAACTATTACTGTAACTCCTGGTTCCACATATACAGTTTGTGCAGCAGGTAATGGTCTTTGCTGTCGTCGTGAGTGTAGCGGATGTAGAGGTTGTGCTTCCTATGTAAATGGAACTAACCTATCTAACTTCTGTGCCATTGGTGGTTATGAAGCATACGCTAACACAAGTTGGTCAACTTCTTGTCAGTCTTACTGGGACTGCTGTTTACAAGCAGGAGCAAACGGTGGAGAAATGGGATGGGGTTCTCACTCTGGTGCTTTTGGTGCTGGTCAGTGGTGGTTTGCTCATGGTCATTGTCATTGTATTCACCAACAAACAAGAGCAACTTCTGCTCCATTGATTGGAACTGAGGTTCAGATGTCAATCAACTATTGTTGGATGAGATGTGGTTGCTGGACTGTACCATACGGTAACGGTGGTCAATCTGCAATGAGTTCATACTGTGGCGGTAGTAGCTGCTGTGGTACAGGGGGATTTGGTGGTCCAGGTCTCGTGAGAATCACTTATTATTAAATAAAGTTACAGGAAGTTTTTAAACATGGCCTCATACGCAAGCTATAAAAAAGTTGACGGTGCTACTCAGTTAGTTGACGGTTCAGTCCCACAGGCTGCTGTTGCTTCTGGTGTGTTTGATACTTGGAACGTAAGGTATTACTGGGGTTCACCTAACAGGTGTTCTACTGGATGCTGTTGTCTTTGGACAGTCCCAACGGGAGTAAGACGAGTATTCTTTGAGATGTGGGGTGCTGGTGGTAATGGACACGGGATGTGTAGTACTGGTAGATGTCAACACTATGCAGGTGCTCAAGGTGGGTATTATGCATCTAAGATGATTCAAACTGCTCCTGGTTGTCAATATACTATTTGTGCTGCTGGTACATATCCATGTGAACAAAATAGTTGTGATGGTTGTCACGGTTGTGCTTCCTATGCGAATGGATATAACTTAAGTAACTTCTGTGCCTTGGGTGGTACTGGAGGTTGTGCTAATGGTAGTTGGAACGAAGCATGTCACTCTACTTGGGGTAGATGTTGTGTAAGTCCTACTGCTCATGGATCAGACTTCACGATGGGTAACCATAGAGGAGCATTCTTTATACACATGACTCATTGCCATTGTCAGTGTTTTGGTGCTTCACCAACGTCAGCACCATTTATTGGTACTTCAATAAACCAAAACATACATGAGTGTTGGATGAGATGTGGTTGCTGGACATCACCTTATGGTCACGGTGGGCAGGGTGCTATGACTACGTATTGTGGTGGTAGTGGTTGCTGTGGTAGAGGATCAACTGGAGGTCCAGGACTAGTTAAAGTTAGTTACCTTTAAAAAGAATTTTTAAAATAATTAAAAGGGTGCGGTAGAACGCACCTTTTTTAATGAAAAAAATTATAAATAATACCGAAGGATTAATTCTCTATCAACCAGAGACACAACTATGGCACAAGTATCAGTCGAATTCGATCTGCCGATACCTAATAACTATCAAGTAGATCACTCCTATTCCGAGGGAAAGACAAGAAAATTTACCTATCATGGACCAGACAAGATTTGGTTACAGTTAGGTGCAGACGGAAAAGAAAAGTATGGACCTTTGACTGCGGAAGATATCGCAGATGGTCGTCCACAACCAGCAGACGTTACAGAGTGGAAAGAAATTGACTGCGCTACAGATCCATTGATCTGTCAGTTAAGAGCACCTGTTGACGATAGTAAGCAAGAAGAGTACTCTGATCCACCATCAGCTCATCCTAGTTCACCTAACATTTCTGGATACGATCAGTTAATGAGATGGACACTCAGTGATGGATCACCTAAACCAGAAGATGTTTACGACAAGTTTGGTGTTACTAAGAATCTTAGTACAGGTAACATGGAGATCCGTGAGATAGGCGTTAACGAATCTATTCATGGTGATGATGTTACTCTTACATGGGCTGTTCTCAGAGACCAACGTGACTCAAAACTAGAAGGTACTGATGGACAAATGGCTTCTGACTTACCTACTTCTATGGTAGATGAGTATAAAGCTTATCGTCAGGCACTAAGAGACATGCCAACTGCACTAAGCGCAGTTGATGCAAACGTTGCTGCATACATGTTCCCAACACAACCTGCTAACTCTACTAAGAGAGCAACTGCTGCTATTGAATAAGTATGCTATAATATAATGTAACTGTGTGAGACTGATGTCTGATTACATATTATATAATTTTGAATATATAAAAGAACATCAACAGGAGATCATAAAAGAACTAAAGACATCCCATGATATTATACGGGAACTAGGCGTGTCAGATAGCACGTTTGGTTACAGAAAGTATAATATCTTTGGGGTGTCTTCTCCGTCTATACACATGTATAAAATCTTTGAGACTTTAAGAGGTCTTATTAGAAGTCAGTTACCTGATGAGAGATTGTGGATACAGTCATGGTTAAACTATCAAGATTGGGATGGTGTATTGCAGTGGCACAATCATGACTCTGCTTATCATGGTTACATTGCCATAGAACCTCAGGATACTGAAACAGAATTTGAGAAGTGGACAATTGATAATCAAGTTGGTAATATATACTTTGGACCAGGTTATCATAGTCACAGAGTAAAAAATTTAAGAGAGTATAAAGGTAAAAGAATTACTATAGGATTTGATGTGATGACAGATTATAATTATCAAGAGTTGGATTATTATATTACAGAAAATTATGGTTGTATTCCTTTATTATAATGTTTGAAATTAATCCTGATCTTAAAGTACAAGTAAAGACTACAACAGATATCACATGGCATTCTGTTAGTGATGGTAAGGTAGATTTTAACTTAGATAAAGTTGAGAAAACATATTTTATTATTGATGATTTTTATAGGAATCCAGATGAGTTAAGAGAGTATACTCTTAGTCAATTAAAAGAATTTAAGGATGAAAGTAAGAGAGATAAGACTAATGTGTGGACTGACAAACATGGTCTTAGACCTGATGATGCAAGGATGGCAGGTGCAATAGGTAGAAGAGTTTGGGATGAAACAGAAGAGACTATGAAGGAGATGGAAGATAAGATGTCTCCTGTCTTTGAACAGATATGTAATAGTGAAGCATGGCATATAAGATTTGATAAGGAACATCATTATGATAAGTGGTCTAATATGAGGTTTGTTGTTAACGTGACAAATCATGAGGAGGTTGTCAGATCACAGAGACCTTGGTATACTGTATGTCATATAGATGGAATGTATAATAAATGGGCTTCTTTAGTCTATCTAAATACGCCAGAAGAGTATGGTGAGGAAAAAATTCCAGGTACAGGACTTTATAGTGTTGTCCCACCCAATTCTGATGGTTCAATAAACCATCCAAAGTTGCAAGCAATCGTACCTATACGCTATAATAGATGTATGGTTTATGATGCAAACCAAGTTCATGGTGCAATATTAGAACCTGAATTGTATCATAATTATGATCGGTTAACCCAGATCATGTTCTTTTAAACAGTCTAAATAAGTTGTTGATGTTATTACTATGAGATCTAAAGCATTCTTTCTTAATGGTGGAGCGGGTCGTATAATTTGCTCCATACCTGCGCTTGAAAAATACGCAGAAACTCACGACGACTTTGTTATTATGTGTGAAGGTGGAACTGACTTCCTTAAAGGTCATCCTACATTATATTCAAAGGCATATGATAATTGGCACAAGAATATATTCCAAGAGAAATTAATACACATGGATCTGGTGACTCCAGAACCATATAGAGAGTGGCATTATTTTAATCAAAAGGCAAGTCTAGCACAGGCATTTGATATTATTATTAATGAGTTAGATGAACCAAGAGAACTACCTATCCCACAGATTGTTTTAACTAAGAATGAGATCTGTGCTGGATTTACTGCGGTAGAAGAAGTTAAAGCAGGAACTGGTAAGGATAAACTATTAGTTGTTCAACCTTTTGGTAGGTCAGTTGAGACTATAGGGCAGGACTTTATTGTTGACGCTACTTCTAGAAGTTTTGGTCTTAATAATGTTGTTGAGATTATTAATAAACTCAAGAAAGATTATGCTGTTATTATAATGAGTGAGATTCACTTCCCACTAGAGAAGGATGAGCAGAAACATATGGTTGCTCGTCCAGAAATACAAGACATGAGATTATGGGCAGGTATCATACATGCTGCAGATCATTTTTTAGGTTGTGATAGTATGGGTCAGCACATTGCTATGGCATTAGATACAACCACTACTATGGTTTGTGGATCTACATTCCCAGTTAACATCTCTTATCCTGACAATAAGAACATGGATATTGTTGATGTTGGTAAGGATAATGGAAGACTTTATTCACCAATTAGAGTTTGTATTGATGAGGTAGTAGATCGTGCTAATGATGAGTGTATGGAAATGACTGAGGCACATAAGAAGGCAGTTATTGATTCTGTTAAGAAGAGAATGGGTAAACCAGCAGCGTATACTGGTAACTTCCAAATAAAAAACAAAGATGATGCTAATGCTTGTTGTGATAAACCACAACAACAATCATTACCTCAAAGTAATAAACCTAAGATAAAGTTTGATGCTTCTAAGACTAAGGGTTTTGGTCAAATTGAGACATCAAATCCAGATGTAAAAAACATTCTACAAAAACTTAAGTGATATGACACAATGGATTGCAGCAATTGCTAGAGGTCATAACTCTGGTGTTTGCCTATTAAAAGATGGTGAACTTGTATTTTCTTTAGAAGAAGAGAGATTGTCTAGAAATAAGTATGATGGTGGACCTTATGCTTCTATGGTTAAGATCCTAGATTATACTGACAAGATTGATTATCTTGTAATAGCACATACACAATCATTATCACAGGCAGGGACAGTAGATTTTTCTGGTGAGGATATCTATACTGGACTTGCTAGGAAGTTGGGATTAATTGATCAGAAAGCAGATCCCCATCAACATCCACAGGTTATTGATTTAAGTAGGACACATCATAAACTTCATGCTGCATGTGCATTCTATCGTTCTGGATTTGAATCAGCAGTAGCAGTTGTAGTAGATGGTGCTGGTACTTTTATTCCTTTGAATATTGGTAATGATACTGAGATGACATTTGAGTTGGAATCATTATTTACTTGTGAGTATCCAGCGAATATTCAAACAATTTATAAACATCAAGGAGGTAGAGGACCATGGGGTTCCGCTTTGATTCCTGAGATGGATAGTAAGTCTGAAGATGAATTTGAAGAGGGAACCCATGAGTTTATTTTAGATGAGAGTGCTGGTATAGTTAAAGCATATGAAGCAGTCACACAGTACTGTGGATGGCCTCCTATTGAAGCAGGTAAAACTATGGGACTATTCCCATATGGAAAACCAAACAAATTAATTCCAAAGATTTATACTGATGGTTCTGGTGGAGAATGGATTACTGCTGATCGTAATGTAATCGTTCCTACGTATCCTAATGGTGCTGTAGTTAATGAAGGTAGATATGAAGTACTTAAAACTCCATTAAATGTTGAGCATGAACAATTAACTCTACTAGAAAATCGTAGAGATATGGCATACGCTATTCAAACTGAGTCCCAACAGATGGTTCTTGATTTGATTCGTAAAGCAGTTGCTATGAGTGGTAATAATAATGTAGTATTATCTGGTGGGTATGGATTAAATTGTGTTGCAAACTATTGGTATCTTGATCAATTAAAAGATGAGGATATCAATGTCTTTGTTGAACCTGTAAGTAATGATGCTGGTACTGCTGTTGGTGCTGCTTATCTAGCGTATCATAGAATTACTAATGATACTAGAATACATAACAAAATTAATGACCTTTACTATGGACCTGAATATATGTACGACGAACATACAATTAGTAAGATTGCTGAGAAGTATAATGCAACTTCAATATCTACTAGTGCAACCGATAAAGATGTTGTTGAATTAATTACTAATAAGAATATTGTTGCACTGTTCCAAGGTAGATCGGAAGCAGGTCCAAGAGCACTTGGTAATCGTTCTATTCTATATGATCCTCGTGATCCAAATGGAAAAGATCATGTTAATGCTGTTAAGCATAGAGAATACTTCAGACCATTTGCAGGTTCTATTTTAAAAGAACACGTACATGAGTGGTTTGATCTTCGTGGTATGGATGAGACTCCGTTCATGATGTATGCTGTTAACTGTCAAGAAGGTATTGAAGAAAAAATTCCTTCTATCATTCATGTTGATGGCACATGTAGAATACAAACAGTAACAGAAGAACAGAATGAGAACTACCACAAACTCATAACAGAATTCTTTGAACAGACTGGTTGCCCTATCATCTTTAATACTTCCTTTAATTTGGGTGGAGAACCTCTGGTTGAAACACTCGATGATGCGTTACGGACTCTTGCTAATAGTGATATTGAGTAC